CGACGATGATTTTTATCGAATTTACGTTCGAACAACCGAATTCGACTTTGATTTATATTACGGTAAAGATGGCGAAATTCATGAACCTAATAACGCCCCACTATCACGCATGTTAGATTATGTGAAGCGATTCAACAAAAATCAATATGACAACGATCTTGAAAAATATTGAAACGAGTTGATTAAATGACACGCGCGCGGGTAAAATATTCATGTGACTTTGAAACAACTACCGATGTAAATGATTGTCGTGTTTGGGCGTGGATTGCTATGGAAATTGGTGACGTTGAAAACTACCGTATTTCAAAAGATATTGATTCATTTATGAAATGGTGTGAGATGGTTAAGGCGGACTTGTATTTTCACAACTTAAAATTTGACGGTGAATTTATTGTTAACTGGTTGCTACATAACGGCTTTAAACATTCGAATAGTGAAGAACCGAACACGTTTAACACTGTTATTTCTTCTATGGGACAATGGTATAAAATCGATATTGTTTATGGACGAAACAATGACAGACCGTTAAAAACTTCTATATTCGATTCATTGAAGAAACTTCCGTTCCCTGTACGACGTATTGCACAAGCATTTAAATTACCGATCATGAAGGGCGAAATTGATTATCACAAACCGCGCCCAATTGGTTACACACCGGATAAAAACGAAATTGAATACATCAAGAATGACGCGGAAATTATCGCGCGGGCGCTTGAAATTCAGTTTTCACAAGGTTTAACAAAAATGACAACAGGTTCAGACAGTTTAGCTGGATTCAAAAAGATGATCTCTACTAAACTATTTAAAAAGAAATTCCCTGTTTTGTCGCTCGAATTAGACAACGAAGTTAGACAAGCATATCGCGGTGGATTTACATGGTTAAACGAACGTTTCGGCAATCAAGCACTTGGAAACGGTATTGTTTATGATGTAAACAGTTTGTACCCTTCTCAAATGAGATACAGAGAATTACCGTATGGTGTTCCTATTTTCTTTGATGGTGAATACAAACACGATCCAGACTATCCGTTATATATCCAGAAAATAACGTGTCGCTTTGAATTGAAAGAAGGTTATATTCCAACAATTCAAGTCAAGAAAAACATTTCTTTCCGTCAAAACGAATATTTGAAATCGTCAAACGGTGAAGATGTTGAGTTATGTTTAACGAACGTTGATTTAGAGTTATTTTTAGAACATTACGATGTGTCAGAAGATATCCAATATCATGGTGGCTGGAAATTCATGAGTGCGACAGGGTTGTTTAATGACTTCATTGATTATTGGATGTCGGTTAAAGTGTCATCAACTGGCGCAATCAAAGAGTTAGCTAAACTTATGTTAAACTCTTTATATGGAAAGTTCGCTTCGAATCCAGACGTAACAGGACGATCACCATATCTTAAAGATGATGGTTCAACAGGTTATAGTATGAACGATCCAGAATTTAAAGAACCTGTATACACACCTATGGGCGCATTCATTACCGCGTGGGCGCGTTATACAACAATTACAACGGCGCAGAAGTGTTTTGACCGTATTATCTATTGTGATACAGATTCAATTCATCTTGTCGGTACAGACGTTCCAGAAGCAATTGCGGACCAAATTGATGATAACGAACTAGGAAAATGGGCGTTTGAGGGTACGTTTGTTAGCGGAAAATATTTACGTCAAAAAACGTACATTCATTATATGAAACTCAAAGAGCCAACATTAATCCGAAAACGAAACCGTTTAATTGAAACAACACATCAATTAGTTGTAAAATGCGCAGGTATGCCCGACGCGGTTAAAAAGGTTGTAACGTTCGACTCGTTTGAAATTGGATTCTCATCTAATAAGAAGAAACGACCGGTTCATGCAAAAGGCGGCGTTGTGTTGATCGACGGTAAATTTGAAATTAGATAGGAGGTGAAAACATGGCATTTATGGACTCTTACAATATGCGTTGGTTGCTTGTTGACGTCGAAACAGGCGAAGAACGAGAAGAAAAATATGAGAACATTTCGTTAGATGACTTTGAAACGATTTACGGGAACAACATTCACGTAATTAAAGAATGTTCGTTACTTCTTATTGACAATGGAACGTTTCCGACGTATGATGAAATCAAGGAGACAAACAAGTTTAAGGCAACGTGACACTAGACAGGGTTATCTTACGTTGATTCGTACCTGCTAGAACTGGATTGAAGACCATTCCCGCTTTGCTACTTGCTTTGATCTCTTAAACCAGAACCGCGTTCGGCGTATAGCCACATGGACGCGGTTTATTTATTTTTTAATTAAAGTGTGGTATATTGAAAGGTTATCGGGTATAATTAAGAAGTAAACCAAAATGAAAGGAGAATGATCGAAATGGATCACGAACGCCATAAAGAAATTTTAACGTTATTGAACAACCCTGATCTTTCACAATCCGAAAAAACAGATTTACTTGATGAATTGCGGACAGGTGGAAACGCTTTGTTCACTACCGTTTCTGAACAACAACAAAAAATCGCGGAACAGAAAAAACTGACTGACGATCTAACAAACGCAAACGGTAAACTGTTTTTAAAGTTAAACGAACAAGACGGTAATGAAGATGAGGAAAAGGAACAAGAAAATAAAGTTATTCCATTGTCTGAATTGTTAAAAGGAAAAGAAGTACAATATTAATTTAATGGAGGAATTACATTATGGCACGTATTAAAATTCAAGACATTCGTGAGAATTTAGGCGTCAAAACGACGTACGATCTTGCAAACTCTATTGTTGCAGACACTAGCTTTAAAGATTATGCAATGTTAGCAGACGCAACTAACGTTATCGCGTTTGGCGATGCAATTATGATGAATAAACAACTTCAAAACGAATTCGTTACAGCACTTGTCGAACGCATCGGACTTGTTGTTTTACGAAACAAACTCATGAACAATCCACTTGCTTTCATGAAAAAGGGTGCACTTGGTTACGGGCGTACGATTGAAGAAGTGTTCACTGATCTAGCACAATCACAACGTTATAACCCAGAAGATTCGGAAACAACACTTTTCAAACGCACAATTCCGAATGTAAAAGTTCTGTTCCATGAAATGAACCGTCAAGAAGTTTATCCTGTAACTGTTCAAGACGAATCACTTAAAACGGCGTTTACATCATGGGAAAAAGTAGACGAATTTATCTTATCTATTTTAAATTCAATGTACAGTGCCGCAGAAGTTGACGAATACCGTTACATGATGTTGTTACTTGAAAATTATTATGCGAAGTCACACTTTAAAATTGTTCCGTCTCCTGTACTTGATAGCACAGCGAATTCAAAAGATTTTACTAAATTAGTTCGGGAACATGGTACTATTATGACAATGCCGCAAGGTTCGCGTGAATACAATTCACTTGCTGTACATACACGATCCGAACCAGATGAACTGTACTTAATTCTTTCAGCAAAAGCAAAAGCTAGTTTAGATGTTGATGTTTTGGCGTCCGCGTTTAACTTGAATCCAGCACAAACAATCGGAAAGACGATTGTTATTGACCGTTTCGCGCGTCCAGAAATTCAAGCACTTCTTGTTGATGAAACATTCTTTATGGTGTACGACAAGAACCAACAAATGACGTCACAATACAACGGTAAAGGATTATATACAAACTACTTTTACCATGTATGGCAAATCATGAGTACATCGCGTTTTGCAAATGCCGTTGCCTTTGTATCTGGTGCACTCGAAAAAGTTACAGAAGTTATTGTAACACCAACCGTCCAAGCGCTTAAAGCAGGACGTCAACAACAGTTTACAGCATACATTCGTCAAACAGACACAGCAAAATATACACCTGTTTGGACGATTACAGGACTCAACGGAACAACAGTCGCAAGCGGAACGACAGTTTCGAACACTGGTTTGGTTACACTTGGTGCAACTCAAATTGGGGAACTGTCTGTTAAAGCAACCGTCACATATGACACAAGCAAAACAACGGTTGGTGAAGCAATCGTAACTGTAACACAATAAGGAGGTACGCCATATGGCAACGTTACCAACTTCAGGAACGGATATTCGATTTTTATCGGATATCCCGTTTTCTTTAGATTATAAAGAAACGCGCTGGTTTGATTCTAAAGAAGAACAGAACGATTATTTTGATCGTCAAACCGTTGTACACACAATGGGAGAAACCAATTTTCAACGCCCTGAAAATTCAACGTTTATAGCGGTCAATAAACCGATTGAACAATTGTATGACGTTAACTATGTTATGTTCCGCAATTCTTCATACGGAACGAAATGGTTTTTCGGGTTCGTTGTTCATCTCGAATATAAGAACCGCGTTACGACACACGTTCACATTCAACTCGATGTATTGCAAACATGGTTGTTCCGTTTAAATTTTAAACCTTCATTTATTGTTCGGGAACATTGTAAGCTATGGAACGATGACGGAACACCTGTCATTAATACAGTTGACGAGGGTTTAAATTACGGTCTGGAATATGACATTGTAGAAGCGGAACGTCATAGACCATTTGGAATGGTTCAGTTTATGGTAATCGTTTCTAAGACACCTATGGACGACGGCGACGACATTGTAACGGAAAATTCAATTAAACCGCATTATGACGCAACACCTCAAAGTTTAACGATGTATGTTATTCCGTTTGACTTACGAAAAAAAGAAGTCGCTTTAAAATTAAAAGGTGACACAAGCGGAAAAATTTTACCGATTGAAAAACCGTTAGACGCGCTTCAAAAATTGTACAAAAATGAAGACGCCACAAACAACATTGTTTCAATCTATGTAACGCCTAATGTTGGTTATGATTTTGAAGCACTCGATTTATACCCAGACGACAAGGCGTTCCCTATGTACCTTGAATACGAACAAGACGGTTATTTTGGATTTAAAAGTGTTAAAATTAAAAATGACGCGGACGGTGGAGGCGGTGCGGCTTCTGACGTTAGTGTATTACGTGTAACGGATCGGCTTTCCTATTCTACTATTCGTCGTCGGGTTATGGACGATAAATATTCAGGTTTCAAACCAGTAAAAGAATCAAAATTGCTTATGTACCCGTACACAAATTTAGTCATTGATGATTTTAAAGGAAACCGACACGCCTATAAATTGGAATACATTCGTGATCCGTTTATTTCCGTTCTATATAAAGGTGCTACTGGTGTAGATAGTTTTCATTCTGTTGCAATCGATGGATATAATAGTGAAGTCATGGCGGTTGATCCTATAACCGAATTTACATCAAATGACCACGCGGTTATCGACAATCAACCGAACGACGTTTCTGTTATCAACGATTATTTAACCGCGTTCTTGCAAGGGAACAAAAACCAGATTAAAAATCAAACGGATTCGATTCAGTTTAACGGCATCATGAACGGGTTACGTGCCGTTTCAGACGCGGCAACAAGTAGCGCGCATCTATTGTCACCACCAACCAATCCATTTAACGCGATTGAAAATAAAATAAGTGCGGGTTCAGGACTTGCAAACGCGGCAATTGACGGTGTTCAAGGCGCTGGAAATACAGTACTGCAATTACAAGCGATTGAAGCGAAACAAGCGGATATCGCAAACGTGCCACCGTCCATTTCAAAGATGGGAACAAATACCGCGTACAATTCAGGCAATAATTACGGTTCGTTCTATTTCATTAAAAAACAAATCAAATCGGAATACATTCAAAAGTTAACCGACTTTTTCAATGCATACGGGTATAAGGTGAACCGTTTAAAAATTCCGAACTTGCATACACGAAGATACTGGAATTACATTCAAACCATTGATATCAACATTACAGGCAATTTAAACTTTGCCGATCTGGAACAGATTAAACAAGTGTTTAACAACGGTATCACGTTATGGCATACAGACGATATCGGAAATTATTCGCTAGAAAACGAGGTATTATAATATGGCGCGCGATAAG